TTAAGAGTTTTATTAGGAAGACCACCCTTAGTGATGTAATTAAACTTCTCTAAGTCAAATGGTATCTTCTCCTCTTCTCTATGATAGAACTCATATCTATTATCTGCAGACTCAATGTAATCATGTCCTACATGCTCATCAAATGAAACACCTAGAGCTTCCTGTAAGATGCTAGGAATAGCATCCTTAGATAACTTCTCATCATTACCATCAGCAATCTTAACTGACTTAAGTAATGCATTATAGATTGCTTTATCCTGACACCACTTCTCAGTAGAATCAGATAACCAATCAGCATCAACCCACTCATCGTTAAGATCATCTAATCTAATCAGAGAATTTTTATAGGTCTCATCTGTAAGATCAGTCCTATTCCCTAGATTAATTTTCAGAACTTCTTTAGTAGGAGTCTTATCATACTTAGATGAAAAGTCTTGTATCTCTTCAAAGAGAACTACATCGACAGCATCTTGGAAATACTCAGAATCAAGATGAGGTACTACCTTACGATAGTACTCTTCATTACATAGAAGGTTCCGAAGGATAGTATTTTCTATCCTCTCAGTTGCCATAACTATACTCCGTTCTTGCTGCTTCCTCTAACTGAGCCATTACTTCGTCTGTGAAGTACTTCTCAGGATTAGCAAGAACAGATTTAGGGTAAACAGAAGTTTCACCGAACTTGATACGGTTGCCCACCCTTGTAAAGATGTTGTACTTCTCACCAAGCTCCAAGAGTCCATAGTACTTGTCCAGTCCACGCTCATCGAAGTATAATCTAGTAGCAACTTTAGAACCCTCCTTAGATAGTCGTGATTTTTTGGCTTCACACTTAATAATGTTACCCACTAAGTCTGTACCTTCCTTTTCTTTTGATTTGGATAAGTATATTATACTAGATGCAGCATACTTTAGTCCAGCTCCACCACCCATTTCTTTCATTGGCACATAGGATCCTATCACATCATATGTGTGATTCGTAACAATCATAGGAACTCTAGCTTGGCCAAGCTTAAGAGTCAGTACTCTAAACGCACCCTTGATCAACTGAGATTTGGTCATGTCCCTGACCTGTTTATCATTAGAGATGTCTTCCATCTCCTTTGATGTACTAAGCATACCAAGAGAATCAAGAACAAACATCAATGGTTGACGCTGATCCTTTGGTTCTTTTAGATACTTATCAAGAATCCTAGTAGCTTGTGTTCTAAACTCTTCAATAGTAGCAACAGGAAAGATTACCATACGTTTGGAATCTATACCTCTGCTCTCAATCATATCCTTGGAGATAGCAGATTCAGACTCAAAATAAATAACCCCACCATCACTATGCTGATTAAGAAAGTTACGTACAACACTAAGGGCAAAGAAAGTTTTTCCTGTTGAAGATTCCCCTGCAAGTGCCGTAACCTTGTTGGATGGAATACCACCAAACAAAGATCCACTAACGACAGCGTTGAAAATATAGCTACCTGTATCAACAAAACTGGATGTATCTCCTGCAGCGACTCCATCACTGACGATACTTGCATACTCATTACCACTCTCTTTAATTACTGTATCTAAGAACCCCATTTATTAACCTCACTTTCATACATGTTAACATAGTCATGACCATCACTGGCCATCATTAGAGCATACTGTCTTGCAGTATCACGCTCTTCAAATACTCTCACCTGTTCAGGTTCAAGTGCCTCAACCATATCATCTTGATAGGTTACTGTCCATACGGTTTTGCTCATGCGAAGAAACTCCCTATTGTAACAACTTTTTTACTGTTCCACCCTATGCATTCTAGCACATTTTCGAGTGGTTTCAAGAAACTCTTTTCAAATTGTTTCTTGTGATCGATGTACCTGTCCATACCAAACTCCTTTGGTATCTCATTGAAGAAAGAAATACAATCCTCTCTTAGTGGATTAGGTGTCTTAAGATAAATGAATTTTATCTTCTCACCCTCTTGTATCAGAGGATACTTATTCTCTATCTTATGTTTTTTAACATAATGATTATAAAGGAGAGCTCCTCTTACGTGGATGGGCGTTCCTTTGATATAGATTTCGGATCTTGAAAAGTATTTTTCAACTCCGTTGCATCCTCTTGGGAAAGCGATGTTTTCATAGGGCTGCTCCCTTGTCTCTGCTCGGACACCATCGATAAATGAGACAAGTTCATCATTTGTTTTGCCGATAATAATCTTAAAAGCTGCATATAGTTTATCCCTGAAATACTGAGGTGTTGATGACCTCGCTGTTTCTAGTCCCATGATTTTCATCTTGGGTTCTTTATATCTGACTCCTTCTGAGTCCCACACGTTGAGTATGTATCTCTTCTTAGCAGTCCATATACCACGGTCAGCAATGTTCTCCCTCTTCATGATCATTTTCTGTTCATACGCCGAGACATACGAAGCCAGTTCCTGGTAAGACTTCTCGATAAACGGCTCGAGCTGATCTTTACAGATCTTGTCCAGGAGCTCAACAATCTTAATCTTATTATCAGACTTATGAGCAAAAAATTTATCAACAAGAGGTCCGAGATTAAGATATATTGAGTCAGTGTCAGATGCAATGACGTAATCAACTTTATCTGTAGAGAGTAGTTTATTTAGATAAAGATTGATCTTGTTCTCTATCCAGCGAATAGATACCTGCCCAGAAAGAGTGATTGCTTCTGCATTAGCAAGCTTATAGTACCTGAAGTGCTCATTGCCGATAGCACCATAAGCACTATTAAGTGATATCTTCTTAGCCATCTGTATGTTATTACATCTGGCAATCTCCTTTGTAAGCTCATTGGATGGCTTCTTTTCATACTCTTTCTTTGCCTCAATCATCTTCTTCTTAAAGATGACCCTCTCATTGTACATCTTATCCATGAGTTCTGGTAAGAATCCACGTACATCCTTCCTGTACTGTGCTCCATTAGCACACACAGCAAACTCACCATCTATCTCTACCTCTTGATTTAAGATCCCCTCAACGCTCGAACTGGGATGTCCAGTCTCCCAGAGGGTCTCTGGTGAGATGTTATATTGCATAATAAGATGAGGGTACAGGCTATTGAGGTCAAAATTAACAACCCAATCATAGAATCCTGTCTTCGGTTCCTTGACATAAGCACCTGCGTATTTTTCTGATTTGTTTGCACTCTCCTTCTTAGGAGGAATCGCTATCTGTCTCTTAAGTAGTTCAACGTATATGTAGTTGTCCCACATGCGAACTTGAGAGAATACATCCTCGTAATTCACCTTAGCATCATAAGCCATAGTGAATGCAAGGTCAAGTAGTTTCATCTTATCATCAAGTTGATCTACTAACCTAACGTCATGGATGTTGTAATCAATAAACTTCTGCCAATCATTCTGATAGAACTCTTTGAATGTATCATACTCAGAGTGATCTAACTTTCTTGATCCAAGCTCAACCATGCAGATGTGATCAAGTCTATAACTTTCTTGGTTTGTATAAGTGAATTTCCTGTATAGTTCGAGGTAATCCAGAGTAGATACTCCTGGAAGATCGTAAGCGATTTGCTTTCTCCCCTTGATATAAATTTCACGTCTAGATATAAGCCTCCACGGGCTAAGATAACGAGCATACTTCTCACCGAGAATCCTAGAAATACGACCAGCGATATAGGGAATATCAAAAAGTTGTACGTTCCAACCTGTAATAACATCAGGAAAATTTTCATTCCAGTACTCCAAAAATGCTGATAGCATAGACTGTTCAGTTTTAAAGTGAAGGTAGTCTACGTCATCATGCTTATTATCAAACGCTCTAGCCCCAAAGACAATAATACGACCAGTAAAGGAATCCTTAATACTGATCGCTAGTATCTCTTGGTCTGCTGCTTCTATATCAGGGAACCCATTCTCTGCAGCAGTTTCAATATCAATGTTGAATACCCTAATGGTCTTAGGATCAAACTTTATATGTTCATCAGGATATTCCTCTGCGATATACTGATAAAGGTATCTTGTGTTACCATACACTTCCATGTTAGCAACATCTCTATACCTCATTATAGTTTCCTTTGCACCTGCAATGGAACCTTGTTTCATAGGCTCTACACACTTCCCCTCAAGGGTTCTCCATTTGGAATAGTTAGATGTTGGGAGATATAAAGTAGGATTAAATGGAACCCTATCTTTAAATGCCTTGCCTCCCTCATAACCACGGACAAGAAGGTTTTGACCTGCTTGCTCAACATTGGTGTAAAATTTCATTCAGTAAGTAGTTCTTTTGCCTCTGCTGTATTTAAAGCTTCATCTGTTGGTGTAACCATCACTATTATATCAGTAGATCTAACAACTAGTTGGTAGTCTGCTGAGAATTCTGGCCACCTCTTACCATCTAAGGTAATAGGATCCTCTAGAATACAATCTGGTTGACCATATTCTGCATCTGGTATCTCAGATACATCAGCAAGGATCCAAGGTTCATTATTCAGTCGTAGTAGTTTCTTCATTAGTCTCTTCTATTGGTTCACTGTCTGCTAAAATTTTCTGTTCGTATGCTGTCTGCACTGCAGGCTTAGCACCACTAATTATACCAATCAAATCAAACCCAACATTAAACTGTCTATCATCTGTAAATGGATTCCACTTCTTGAAGTTAATATTATAACCTTCTTCGGTTTCATTTACAACATGCAGTGTATAAGGATCTGTAAATGCTAGGCATATAGGCTTCTCACCTTTCTCCTTAGAGTCTTTATCATGATAAACTTCTCCAACTTCAGCAATGACTTGCTCGTTGGAATACTTCATGTTAATAACTTGTATGGCCATAATTAAGATTTTTCGTGTAAATCGGTGTACATAATTGATACTTCTTCTCCAACAAACTGGTAATCTTTTACATGGAATTCGTCAAGATATATCTTCTCAACATCTTCCCTAACATCATTCATACTAACAACACTATAAAGGTTCAAACGAAACTGTTGATGTTTTGCAAAAGGACTCCAAGGAGAAAAAGATACTTTCAATTCAGGTTCATTAGTCTGAAATTTTTGAGTAGTTGGAATACCTTTAGAGACTGTAAGAATTTGAGGATGTATCATGATATACCCTAGGGTAGTAGCAAGTCCATCCGCACTAGGGTTTCCTCTAATCTCATGAACCTCAGATACTACTCGCTCTCCAGTATTAAGAACGATAAGTTTAATACTCATATTCTAAGGGTTGTACCTAGACATTATAAAGGGGAACTCGACAAAAGTCAAGCTCCCCTTTAAAACATAATAAAATACCACTACTCAACTAAGAGACCTGAGCCTCTAACTTTTCTCTGGCAGCACCTGTGCCGAACCAGAATTTCTTTTGCTGATTCTCTGGAAGAACCTTAGTAAGATTCACAACCAGTAATCCATCTTTATAATCAACATTCTCAACTTCAATAGAGTCTCCTAGTTGCCAACTCCTATCAAATGATCTAGTAGCAATACCCTTATGGGCATAGGTTCTCTCATCCTTTTCTTCTGTGGATGCTTTAACTGTTAAGATGTTTTGTTCGGTGGTAACTTCGATATCTTCTCTTGAAAATCCAGCAAGAGCGATCTCCAAAGTGGTTCTACCATCTGTTCCATGAAAAACATTGTAGGGTGGATAATTCTGTCCAGCTTCTGCAAGTCTTTCCAGTCTGTTGAATGTTTCATCGAATCCTAATTGAAATGGGCTATAGGTTTCCCAATATGATCTACGCATGGTGTCCTCCTTAAAGCGACTTAATTGAATGTGACCCCGAAGGCATCACACTACTATTTAAGCAGTGGTGGACTGAATTTGCTATGCGGCAAACCAGAAAAATGAGTACGGATGTTACGGTTTCTTCTTACCAATATTATACTTAGACTCTAGAGTCCACTCACCTTTCTCTTTAAAAGATATAACTTTAATCTGATTTAATGGTGCGAGCTCACCAACACCATCCTGATTTATAATAGTAACTAATCCCCAGTCAGATAACAACTGAGTTATACGATTTCTACGTTGGATATCATTCAACGTAATGTTAGTGTTCTTACCATCAAGTGCGAAGAGTTCCTTGAAGTGAACTATGTAATACTTTCCTTGCTTATGCAAGATGTGACATGACTGATATATCTTTCGTTCTTTCCTAGAAGCAACACCAATTCTTGTTAGTGTCTCACGAACCTTTAGGAAATCATCTGGTTCTTTAAGACCAACCTCAATCATATCAGATTGTTTCCACTGGATCTCAGTATCAACGGACATTATTTTCCACCTTTATTCAATGATCTTTTTATATGTTCGAGTTGATCTGTTGATAATACCCTGATTACTTCTAGAGCCTTGGTATAGCTATACCCATAATACTCACGAACTTCATCAAGATAATCAATCGACTCTTTCTTAGACCAAGGAGAGAATCTCTTTCTAGGTCTCAGACTATTTATATAAAA